TGCAGTATTTGGTAGCCCTGGAGCGTAATAAGCGACTAGATTAAAGGAACCTCGCCGGGGGTTTCTAACTCAACCCGGCACTTTATTTCTATACACTTCATTTATTTTTCTGATATACTCAAACTGTTCCGAGATAATTTGTTGTATCAACTGACTCGGCAGACAACTCCAAGATGATGCAACAGTTTTAGTTAGGAGAATAAAATGGCTAAATCAACATTTTCAGGACCAGTCAGATCATTGGCTGGATTTATATCAGCGGGCAGCACATCATTTGTCAGCTTAACAGCAGATACTTCACTTACAGTAGCCTCACACGCAGGTAAAGTTCTTACTTGTAACGATGCAGATGGTAAATTTACTTTACCTTCAATCGTAGCGACTACTCCTGGTGACTCTACTGATCCAAACCAAACCAATAACATAGGTGCAACTTTCTTCTTTGTAGTAGAAACAGCAGCTACAGATATGGATATATTGACGGATGGAACAGATAAGTTTGTTGGTGGTCTTTACACAGGTGTAGATGATGCAACAGGTAAAACATTTATATCTGGTGCTGCTAATGATGTAATCACTATGAATGGTTCAACTAAAGGTGGACTAGCTGGCAGTATCGTAAAAGTAACTGCAATGGCTTCTGCGAAATACGCAGTTGAAGGACTCATCTTAGGTTCAGGAACTTTAGTAACACCATTTGCTGACGCATAATAGGAGACTAACATGGGATCAGACGTAAAAGCATCCGTCCCTTTAACAAGTTCAGGACGATTACAGGGATACATAGGATCTTCTGGAGCGGGAACGGCTACAAATTTAGGTTCACTAAGAATACAGTCTGTACAGGCTCAATCTAGTGCCGCCGATGCGACTATCATCATTTATGATGGTACAAGTGCCAGTAGCACAAGAATAATAGCTCAGTTTAAATTTGGTTCAGCAGCGAACGAATCCTTCGATCACTACATACCAAATCTGGGTTGTTACTTCAAAAGTGGAGCTTATGTAGCTTTAACTAATTGTGACTTTTTTGTTGCATACTATAACTAGGAACTAAAATGCCTGGATTAACACGTAGAAGACGCAGCACTCAAGAAGGCTATGACTGGAGTCAAACTGATAGCTATAAGAAAGGCGGTGTCATAAAGAAAGGCAAGAAGAAGTCTAAAACTCATGGTGGGTACTAAGGTATGGCCACTTCAGAGACTACTTCATTTGATCTTAGTGTAGACGAGCTTATTGAAGAGGCATACGAACGATGCGGTCTTGAACTTCGTACTGGGTACGATTTAGAGACTGCACGTCGTTCGTTAAATCTACTTATTGCTGAATGGGCGAATAGAGGGTTAAATCAGTGGTTAATTACCAAAAGTAACTTCACGGTTACAGAAGGAACTAATTACTATGATCTTGGAACCGATATAGTTGATATTACTTCTGCGGTTATCCAACGTGATAGCACAGATTATCAAATGCAGAGGTTGAGCAGATCGGACTATCTCTACACTCCCAACAAGGATAGTAAAAGTAGACCCACTCAATTCTTTTTGGAGAGGCACATAACACCAAGAATGTATGTATACCCATCCCCTGAAAATTCTACCGATGTAATTTATTATTACGCTTTAACTAGAATGCAAGATGCCGGGGACTATACAAATAACATGGAGACTGTGTTTAGGTTCTTACCTTGCATGACAGCAGGCCTAGCTTATTATTTAGCTATGAAAAGAGCCCCAGATAGAATACAGCTGTTGAAGCAAGTGTATGATGAAGAATTTGATAGAGCAGCTTTCGAGGATACTGATACAGTAAGTTCAAGATTTTTACCTCCTAGACAAGTGTTTTAAGGAAGGGTTGAATGGCCTTTGCAGCGGGAAAACATACATGGGGGATCTGCGATACTTGTGGTCAACGGTATCGTCTTAAACAGTTAAAGGAACAATGGGATGGGTATAAAGCTTGTCCTGAATGCTTTGATATAAAACAACCTCAACTAGATCCACCACCAATTGGTGCTGATCCTGAAGCAGTGCTAAATCCAAGACCAGATCGTACGGAACCCTCTTCTCAAGTATTACTAACGAATAATCCGTTTTTGACTACACAAGGAAGTGCAGTCATTACGGTGTTCGAGGACAATCATGGGCGTAGCACGGGAGATAAGGTTAGATTCAGAAATGTAGACGCTTTTGATGGGTTTACCTCAAGTGTGATAACAGATCCAGATGGATACTCTATAACTGTCACGGCTAACCCCACCACTAACATATTGAATTACTATAATAATACTTACACTTTTACAGCTTCATCTGGTACTGGGACGAGTGGAACAAGAGGTGGAGGAGTTGAATGTTCAGTAGGACCAGCAAATACTCTATTACCGTTAAACCCATTTAGAAGCGGAGATGCGGGGGTGAATAGCGTAATTTCTGTAACGGAATTTAAACACAACAGAACCACTGGCGATACAGTTAGGTTTAGGTCTACGGAAGCATTTGATGGAATAACAACTACTGTACTTGAGAGCGCAAGTGGATATACAATAACAGTAGTAGATGCAAACGAATATAAATTTACATCTAGTGGAACCGCCACAACAGGAGACATCACAGGTGGTGGGGATAAAGTAACAGCAGGACCAGTATAATGGCAGGAACAGGATTTACATACAGTCAATTAAAAACAGCAATACAGAACTATGTAGACAGTTCTGAAACTACTTTTGTAGACACTCTTACAACTATTATCAAGCAAGGGGAAGAAAGGATATTAAAAGGAGTTTGGCTAGACAACTTTAAAAAGAACGTAACTGGGACAGCTTCTTCAGGGACAGCTTATCTAGGAATGCCCGATGATTTCTTAGCTCCTTTCAGTTTAGCTGTTATATCTAGTGATACTTATTACTTTCTTAATTTAAAACAAACTAGCTTTATGCGGTCTTACAAGCCCGCAACTTCTGGTTCAGTGACAGGAAGACCAAAATACTATGGAGAATTTGATAGTGACAGTTTTATCTTAGCACCAACTCCTGATGCTAACTATACGTTTGAGTTGCATTATTTTTATAGACCAGCATCAATCACAGACGGAGCCGATAGCGGAACTACTTGGCTATCTACTAACGCTCCAACAACATTGCTATATGCCTGCTTAGCAGAAGCTTCAATATTCTTAAAAATGGACCCAGCAGAGTTAGCTACATACGAACAAAGATTTCAGGAAGCCCTCGCAAGACTTAAAAACACTGCTGAGGGAGCTGGAACACACAGTCAATACCGATACGATCAAGTTAGAATACCTACTACTTAATGTTGGACAAGCCCATAGAAGACCTAGAGGGGAAAAATGTTGCACTTGTGGCAATGGGTCAAAGCCAAATAGATTATCACTTAGCCAGAACACATAGCTTAACCTTCGATGAAGTATGGGCCGTAAACGCTATGATCGGAGTTCTTCCAGAAATAGACCGGGCGTTTGTTTTAGACCCCATGTCTAGGTTTTTTGACACAGAAGACGCAGGAACCATGACCCCCATGATGAGAAAGTATCTACCAAAGGTTGAGTACCCAATTTATACATGTGAGCTAGATGAAAGAGTGCCTTATGCAGAAGAATTCCCATTAGCCCCTTTAATAGAAGATTTGGGGTGTGCTTATTTTAATAACACTGTGGCGTATGCCGTAGCTTTTGCATTATGGAATAAGGTAAGTCATTTAACAATATTTGGAGTTGATTTTACTTATCAAACAAACATGCACTTCGCTGAATCTGGGAAAGCTTGTTGTGAGTTTTGGTTGGCAAAATGTATGGAAAATAATATAGAGGTTTCTGTTGCTCCTCGTTCAAATTTATTAGAAACCAATATAGACATAAAAGAAAAACTATATGGGTATCATCGTCTAGAAGATCCAGTTGTCACATATCTGAAAGAAGATAAAATACACACTTGTAAATGGTCAGAGGTACTTAAAGAAGAAGCCCCTAGTAAACCACAAATGATAGATAGAAATGATTTACCACCCGAACCAGAGGA